GCAGTGAAGACTGTAGCAATAAAGGTTGGGTCCATCTTTGATAATAGACCAGCATAACTAGCTGTAAGTAGTGCAGCACTCCAACTCAAAACTGAAATTCTAACGATTGTGCTCATACATCTTTCCTTCTTTTGAGTTTCCATCGTCCTAAAAAATTAGAGGGGTATGGTCCCCTCTATTTATATCATGCTTCTTTTTTCTTACCGATATTATATTTAGATTCTAGTGACCACTCACCTTTATCTTTGTATGAAAGAACTTTAATCTGATTGAGTGGAGCAAGATCTTCAATATCTGATGTACGATTAGCTGAAATTAGTCCCCAATCAATTAAAAGTTGAACAATACGATTACGTCTTTGAACATCATTCACTGTAAGATTTGCTCTTTTACCGTCCAGGGCAAATAGTTCTTTAAAGTGAACGATATAATACTTACCCTTCTTATGAAGAATGTGGCAAGATTGATAGAGTTTCTTTTCCTTACGAGAAGCAACCCCAATACGAGTTAAAGTCTCACGAACTTTGAGGAAATCATCAGGTTCTTTTAGAACCACTTCCACCATAAGTTCTGGACTCCAATCATAATTCACATCAAGATCAGTTGTCATTTCTTTCCTCCAATATCAAGTCGTTTGCGAATGTAATTAATTTGATCTTTATTAAGAAGGGAAAGGGCAGATTTTGCCTTTTCATTACTATAACCATAATATTGTTTAATTAACTCTAGATCGTTAATTTTATCCTTCTTTAACCAGGGGGAGAATCTCTTCTTCTTCCTGATGCTATTTAGATAATAAGTGTATTGTAATTTACTATCCAAGTGACTATTTATATTCATCTCATTTGCAAACATCACAGTATCGATAAAACCAGAAAGGCATAGATTAATAATGTAGGGTGGATATTGTTTGATTGAATCTGGATCATCATCAAGAATATTATTCTTTTGATGATTAATAGAATTTAACCAATCTTTCAATTCATATTTCATAACAAAGATTCTAACGAAGATTTAGTTGAATAGTTAGTTACCAGTAGTTCTGTTTTGATATTATCTTTCCTGTGCTGCATACCATATCGTAACTGCCAATGTTGCTGATAGTATGAATTATATCTTTCAGTCAACCAGTCATTTACATTATAGGTAATCATAAATTTATGCTGACAGTTATCAACAACATCGGCAAATCTTTTATGGTCAAATCCTTTGTGCATCGATCCCTTTCTCCCGTAGAGAAAGTCTTTAATGTCATAAGGTGGATCTAGAAACACAAATACATCATCACCCTCATCAAATACTAATTTAGAATAATCAAAATTAGTAATCTTCCAACGTTGAATTAATTGCGAATATCCTTTCAACTTAGAAATATTGAGATGAGTAAAGTTTTGCCTAGAAGCAGTTACACTAAATGCACTATTTTCAGTCAATCCAGAGTAAGAACACTTGTTCAAAATATAAAAAGATACTGCTGCATCTAAAGTATCTTGATCTTTAATATCCTGTTTAACTTGATTAAAGAGTGCTTTATGAGCATCATCATTTCCGTTCAGAGAATTCTTAACACTAAGAAGAGTATCTGATAACTCTTCCCCAGCATCACGCAGAATAGTCCAAAAATTATACAAAGGATAATACAAATCGTTTACCCAAACAGGTTTGTTTGGATACTTCTTAGTCAAATGCAAACTAACAGATCCACCACCAAGAAATGGTTCCCTAAGTTCTTTATAATCAGGAAACCAAATATCTAGAGATTTTAATGCTCTGGTTTTACCACCAGGATATCTTAGGGGTGACTTAAGTGACTTCGTAGTTGACATAATTTTTACCGTCTTGTCCTTGTGAAATTGATCCTGATGGAAAACTATTCCATGCAATACTCAACCTATTATCTTTACCATAATGTGGTTGAGTGAAATGTTGTACATAACTGGGAAATACAACCATTGTACCTGCCCTAGGTTCAATTGTCAAACTGTCCTGATTATTGAGTGCTGGTATTTCAAGAGAACTCAAAGATCTTGCGTATACTGGATCTAAAAATACAGTCGGAGCACCATCCGTCAAGTAATAAATTCCACTTACATAAGAATTAGCATGACGATGTGGTGTATGTTTTCCACCTGATTCCTTAGGGATCATATTACCCCACATAGCACTAACTTTTAGATAACCATCTAGTTGAAGTGCTTGTTCTTCTTTAATTTCCAGTAAACATTCTTCAATCCAATTCGTTAAGAATTTCCATTTATCTTCTCGATGCATACATGCTCCAACGGTTTGATTGATTGGATTAGGAAAATAAGAAAGAATCTTTTCTTCCTCTGCAAGCATGTTTGAACATCTTTCAACAAAGTCTAAATTCTGAAAGGAATAAAATTTAATTGGAAAGAAACCATGTATTTCCATATTACAGAACCAACTTCTTACTAGGTGTGATCACTGTGCCAAACATTTTTCCATATTGTTCAACAATACTATCATCTGCTTCAGCAATATACACTACAAATTGACGTTGAACTGTAATTTGCTTTTCAGTTTTATTAATCATTGGAGACCAAGGAGCAAATCCAAGAGTTCCTTCACCACTAGGAAATCCAACAATAGCATTTTCAATAATCAGCACATCTCGTTGATCATTATCAATAACATTAGCAATTAGATCCTCACCAGAGGACATACGAATAAGTTTTACGTTCATTTAAATTGACACCTCATCATTAGTTCAGTCATAAAAGCAAGAGTATTAATCTCTTGATCTGCCACAAAAGCAGACTTGTATTGATACTCACCAAGAATCAATACTGCCTCAGGAATACTTTGTGGTTCTAGATAATCATAAAGAGAATCATAAACCCTCCTGAGAATAAAAGTTGGATCATTGTCCATATTGGATACGACCCATTTACGTACTTCAGTAAACTCTTTACCTTTTAGTTTCTTCATCAACTCGGTAGTATTGATATCCGAGATTGCAGAAAGAATTCCTGCATCAATTTTACCGACAGAAGAATATCGTTGAAGTTCATTAAGAATACGTCGAAAGTCTGGAAAATATTTAAGAATTACTTCTGCAACAACCTTTTCTTCAAACTCAATACCTTCCTTTTGAAGGATCCAGGAAGTCCTTTCCATGAATTGTTCGGCAAGGAGAAGTTTGGTTCTACCTCTGATACTGAAGTCAATGACTGCACACCTGGAATGTAGAGGTTCGATGATCTTGTTTTTGTAGTTACAGGTGAAAATGAATCGGCAGTTGTTAGCAAACTCCTCAATAGAAGCCCGTAGGAGGAGTTGTACATCTGAGGTCGTGTTATCCGCTTCGTCAATAATGATGACTTTGTGTTTAGCAGTTGACGAAAGTGAGAAGGTCGAAGCGAAGTTCTTCGCAGAGTTTCTGACAGTATCGAGAAATCTCCCTTCATCCGATCCATTGATGACATAGTAATCTGCTCCCAGTTCTTTACATAGTGCTTTTGCGATTGTAGTCTTACCGATGCCAGGGGGACCAGCAAGAAGAAGATTTGGAATCTCCCCCTTATTTAGAAACCCTTTAAAGATTTCTTTAGATTCTTCGGTGATGATGCAATCTTCAATTGTATCAGGACGATACTTCTCAACCCACAGAAACAGATTCGACATAATTAATTCTCACTCAAGGTTCAAGAGCAATCCAATAAGATACATTGTATTGCTTGTTTACAAATTTAGCAACTTTAGGATCACTAATTTGAACATTATAAGTTCCAGGAAGAAGTTTGAGATTCTCCATTTTCAGACAATGACAGAATTCATCTTCGGTTTCACCAACAGGCAAAGAATAAACATTAGACGTTTCATTCTTTTTATCATTTACCGACAAATAAATTTTGCCATCATGTCCATACAAGCACAGATCAGGAACAGAATAAATTGCTGCTGCTTTTTGTAGTTGGATAAGAACATCAGAATCCAAAAGAAACTCAAGATCTACAGATGGAAGAGAAAGTTCTTTGTCTGGAGGTGTAACAATTACACTAGGATCAGCATAATAGAACACAGACTTAGCACCACTAGGATCATTTACTGTAACTTTCTTTTCATCAGAACAATCAAAAGAAGGATCCTTAAACAGACTCAAACCACCCAGAAACAAACTCAGATCATAAATGGAAAGTTCTGTGGGAAAAGATTCTGAAACTTCAGCACGTGCAAGAATATTCTTATTAATAGAAATTGTAGAAATAATGTTCCCTGGTTTAATTACAATCGACTTATTAATCGATGAAAAGTTCTTAAGAACTTGCAGGGTATTATTGGAAACATTAATCTTTGTCATACTGATTTAAACTCCTGAAGACCGTTGTTGATTCGGGTGTAATGCTTGTCAAAGTGAAGTAGCAACATAGCATAGTGAATCACTTTGAGCAGATCACGTTTGTTGTGACCATTCTTGTCACCATATCGAGATCCATATTTAAGGATGTTTGCTTGACAGAAATCGGGTGCTAGGTCTTTGGCTGCCATCAGATCAATAGTCTGCACATCTTTGTATGCATCATCATGACCACAGTAATGACTTCCATAGGTGCTTACGATATAATCCTCGATATCTTTGAGGATCTTATCTTCATTGTACTTCCATTGCATAGTTAGGTTCCTCCAGAACACATTCAATATCATTAATATAGCATGTAGCAGGTTCATAGTCAACCCCATTGTCTGAATAAAGATGACCAATGTAACAAGGACAATCTTTACCACCAAGAAATTGATAAATTTTACACTTAATTAAGAAAATACCCCCATTAGTTTTACGAATGAGGGTGTGACGAGGGAGATTATTGAACATCAGAAAGGTGCTTGTTCGTCAACAGTTTCAACTTTCTCATCCACCTTGGAATACAGTTCCAAGAAAGATTGTTTGGTATCAGCATCGAAACGGTTGACGCACACTTCGATTGCTTTATCACGTTTGCCAAAGATAGCAAATGCCTTGGCAATATGAACCAAACGACGGGTGCTGATCACTTCATCCACACCACCATCATAGAAGGTCTTGCGGATCACTTGTGCCCATCGAACAAGTTTCTCGGCAAAATCATCGTCCGAACCACCCATGATGTTAGAGAGAATCTTGATCTCAGTCTTTTCAGTGGGGTATTCTTGCTCAAACGTGATCGGGAATCGTTCAAGGAAGGCTTCATTAAGGACGTTAGTTCCAATGAATCGTCCATCATCAGATCCTTTTCCCTTCGTGTTAGCAGTAGCAACCACAGTGAAACCAGCAGCAGGACGGACATAAC